GAGAGAGTATAGTAAATCTGCAACTTTTTTAATAAATTTTATGGAAACATTATTTTTTAAAAACTGCATGGAAATATTTTTTTTAATAAATTTTATGGAAACATTATTTTTTAAAAACTGCATGGAAATATTTTTTTTAATAAATTTTATGGAAACATTATTTTTTAAAAACTGCATGAAAATATTTTTTTAATAAATTTTATGGAAATATTTTTTTAATAAATTTTATTGAAATATTTTTTTTAATAAATTTTATGGAAATATTTTTTTAATAAATTTTATATAAAAAGTAAAAAATTCTTATCTTAAAATCTTAATTAAGATTTTAGGTAAAAAAGTTAAGATATCTCAAAAATCTCATTTTTGAATATCATAAAATAAAAATGAGATTTTTGAGATCTCATACTACTCATAATGAATTATGACTTCTCATAATTTTTTATTTAATGAATCAATATTTTTATATATATCTCCACTATCACCCCATAATAAATAATATGAAAATAATGAAGGGGATGGTATATAATTATCAATTAAATATTTTTCAATTTTATTATTATAATGTCTTTTTCTATAATTTTCACGTTTTACTTTATCGTGATGGTCAATAAAAGTAGATCCAGTTCTTAAACCAAAATTATAAAAGGAACCATCATTTAATATAACTTTAAACCTTTTATTTTTTAAATTACTATTTTCAATTTTAATAATTTTCATTATATTATACTATATTTTTAATAATTCATAATAATTATACTATATATTATTATTATTATTATTATTATTTGAGAATTCATCAAATTTTTCCTCAATGATAACATCTCTCTGAATATCTATCATACCATAACATAAATTAATATTTACACATTTAGATTTATATATAATACCTAAACAAAATAAAAAAGCTGTACTAGTAGAACTTATAATATAAAATATAATTGTACTATCCATTATATATTTCATTAGATTTTAATTAAATATGTTCATCAATTATTTCTATACTATATTTATACATTATATTTAGTATGATTATAATTTTTAATAGATCTTTTGCATCTAATTTTGAAATGGTTTCTATGTCTTCTTTATTAAAACCTTCCATATCGCTTAGTTTGTGTATATATACTTGCATTTTTTTATTTGATATTACCATTATATTTGATTAGGTATTAAATATTTATCATATATTTCATCTATATTATTTTCTAATTTTTTTAAAATATTAGTTTTTATAAAACCATAATTTTTTAACTCATCACACCCTCTATCTTTTCTTCCACCTTCTCTAAAAGTTATATTATTATTATCTATATCTTCTTTATTATATTTCCAATAATATAATCCATCAGTAAAATAAAAAACAAAATAAATTATTTTATCTGATTCTTTAGCGTAATCTAATTTATTTTTTCCTATCATAGTATCATTAAATTTATTTTTAGATATTCTTCTAGATTTTAATTCTATATAAATATTATCACTTTTAAAATCAAAAATAAAAAAATTAGATGTTTTTTTTAATGTATTATCAAAATTTAATCTCAAAATTTCTAAAATTTCATTTTCCTTTTTATCACCAAAATTTATATCTTTTTTTAATATATTATTCATCTATATATATCTTTATATAGATTTTAATTTTTTGTAACGCGCCCATTTTGAACATTAACGACACATTCTGAGAAATATTCAGTAAATATCATTACATCTAATGTACAATTAGTATTATTTGTAAATGACACATTAACATTTCTAGGTGTATTCATATCTGAAATATTACAACGTGTACAATCGACATAATAAGTTCTATATAAATTTGTCCAAAAATTCTCAGATACTAAACCACAACTAAGACCTAAATCAGATATACCATTAATTTTTTCATATTGTCCAACTTGTGAGATAAAATTTTCAAAATTATAATTTAATGTATTTTGTAAAATATTAGTTCCTCCGATTGTAACTTGTAAATTAATTAATGAAAAAGGACCACTTGTAGCAGGCGCAGAATCAAATGGACTCAAAGATTGAGCAAAAGTACTATATCCACTAGCTAAATTAGGGTTTACAGTTCCATTAGTAGAAGCAGAATTAAAACCAATTATTAACACACCGCGAATATTTGATACTCCAGACTGAACAAGAGCGCTAAATGATGTACCAGAAGCAATATTATTAAATGTATTGTATAAGACTGAAGTATAACAAACCTTTTTAGATGTATTCTGTGATATATATAAAGCCATTTTTTCAGGTTTTAAAACAACTTGAGGATAATATAAACGACAGCTTGACATAGGATGTGAAGCAGCACTATTTAATAAATTTAAACCACCGAATAAATTTGTAGTCGTTGTTCTAGAAATACATAAAGAAGAACCAATACCAACAGCTCCAGTAGGTATATCAAGTAAACAATTTTGAATTAATGGACAAGTATTTAAAAATGTAGAAGCACCGCCAGAAGTTAGTAAAGCTCCCTGTTGCATTACAATACTCTGAACAGCTCCCATATTCATATATAATCTAATAATACCGTCAAATTTAGAACTAAGGGGCCAGTTAGCTATCGAATTAAATAAATCTCTTAATCTAATAACGGCAGTATCAATAGTTACTATATAACCATTAATAACATAACTATTAGATTTATATTCATTAGTTAAGTTATTAAGAGATAAAACTGTTGACGCTTGCGAATTAGTACTTGCACTACTACCATATAAATTCTGATATAATCCATTAGTAATATCACTAGATTTTTTAATTCTACTCAATAAACCATCATTAACACTGCCAATATTTTGAACACCTTGGGGACCAGAATTTCCAATACTAAAAAATTGTATTTCAGCATTATTAGCAATTGAAACAGCCTGAGAGACGGTTAAAGTAGCACCAGCGACAGCGGTAATAAATGTATTATTAGGAATACCTGTACCTGTCATTAATTGACCCGCAACAACTAGAGCATTTACTGCAGACATAATAACAGTTGTTGACGCTACGACAGCGGGTGTTATAATAGCTTCAGTATTATAAATATATCCACCAGTTACAGCAAAAGGGAAATTATTACAAAATCCGTTTCCTCCTTGTATTCCAGTTATAGTTCCTGTGCTTGGTGTTGGGTATGCATTAGGAGTTGTAGCATTTTGTCCAGCATATCCATTAAATTTAAAAGAGTTTAAATTGTCTATACTGTCACCCATTCCAAGAGTAGGACCAAGATTTTTTAAATCATCCTGTGAAAATTCAGAAAGTAATTTAAAATTAATATAATTATTAATTTGTGGTTGAAATTGTTCAACTGTTTGACCATTAATGATTAAATCACAACCATTTATTAAATGAAAATATCCAGATTTCAAACCGTGAGCCGCCCATGGCGAGGTGGTAATAGGTAGAGTAGTAATAACAGCGCCAGTTGTTACAGATGAAACATAAGCAGAACATAAAATAATGGGTACAGTTATATAAGCTTCAGATATATTAACCATTGAAGAAGAATTAAAAATAGAACTTCCATCAAATTGTACAAGTGTATTCCCATTATTTGAATATGCTTGAGAATTAATATCATTAATATATCCCCATTGTTTAGAAATATAAGGTGACTCTAATTCAACACCCTGAGGCATTGTACTTTTAATAAATTCGTAATTATCAGTTGACATTTATATATATAATATTATATAGAAAATAAAAAAACTATATATTTTTTATATAATTAGATTAAATAAAACAAAATTATATTAATAAAAACAAAATTATATTAATAATAAAAAATAATAAAAAATAATAAAAAATAATAAAAAATAATAAAAAATAATAAAAAATAATAAAAATTAATATCTAAATATATATAATGTCATTTGAAAGTAAACAAAATTATGAAACTGATTTAAATATTCAAAATACTAGAATAATGAAACACGCAAACGAAGGAGAAAAAGCTATAGATAATAAAAAATTTTTAACAAAAGTTGACCAAGAATTAATAAGAGAATATAAAAGTCAATTTGAAAAAGGATTTGAATATATTGATGAAACTACAGGAGAAAAAAAATTTAGAAAATATCAAATCCCGCAAGATGAGCCAGAATTAGAAGAACCAATATTAAAGAAAGAATTAAATGAAGATGAAATAAAATACGAAATATCACTACTAGAACCAAAATTACGGGTATTATATGATATATTGGAAAAAACACAATACGAAATAGATGATATAAATATTTTATTAAATTTAGGATCTATTAACCCAGAAACTGCAAAAGAGGAATTAATAGATTTATATAGACGTTTAAATGATATTAAACTTAGAATTGAATTAGAATCAAATAATTTAGATGAACTTGTTGACTTATTTAATGTTAATGAAGATATAAAAAACGAAAATGAACATAATATAAATACTACTAAACAAAAAAATAAAGAAAAAATTGATATGTATAAAAATGAATTAAATTTTTTAAATCAAAATGCATTCTCAACAGAACAACAACCAAACGAAACAGAAGAAGATTATTATAATAGATTAACAAATAATGCGCAAATGGAAACAACCGAAGAAACTTTAAATAATGCTACTAAATTGACATTACTAAAATTTAAAGAACATTTAAAAGAAATAATTAGAAATGAAACAAAAATAGAGCAAGTATGTAATAGTATAGATAATTTAGGAACAGTAGAAAATAAATTATATTTATTAAAAAAATGGGCATTATTTAAAAAAAATTTTACTAAAATTTACGGTATTAATAATACATATATTACACCTATTGAAATTGTAGATTTTATGAAAGAATTTATAATGAATGATGGAAAAACAGAAGAAAAAATAATAACTAAAAACAGATTAGACACCGAAGTTAAAGATAATACATTAATAATATATTCTGGTCAAGATTATGATTTATATTTAAAATGGGGAATATTTGGAGGAAGAAAATTTATATTATATTCATTTACTGGAACTAAAAATTCTTTTGAAGAAATACCAAATGAAAGCGAAAGTTTTAAAAAAGTTGCATTTAGTCATATATATGAATATACTCATATTACAGAAAGAGATATATATAAAATTTTAAAAACACATTATAAAGATGGTTTAGATATATTAGCTGAGAAATTACATATATATTATGGGTTAGAGCCTGAAACATTAGGAGGAGATGGCGGCTTAATTACTTTAGATAAAACATATACAAGAACAGGGAAAAAAGGGAAAGAAGATAAAATACATTTTTTAGGATATGGACTTGAAAAAATACCAGAATATTCTAAATTAGGTAAATTATTATTAAATACTCATAAATTATATTATAAAAATATATTATCAATTAAGCATCATAATAATTTATCAATAGCAGGATTTAAAAATATAAAAGTATCTGAAAAATTTGTAAAAATAATAATGAATTTATTAAAAAATATTCATCCTACAATAAATGATATTAATTCATTATCAATACAAGAGAAACAATTATACGACAGGATTATTTATTTAGCAAGTTTAAATAAAGAAATACCACACACAAACGATAAAACAATTAATAATTTAAAAAATAAATTAGAATTAATTGAAGGAGAAATAGAAGCTGGAAATAATAACCCATCACTAATATCAGAATTATATATTATTATACACTCATTAAAAGATTTTGGAATATTATCACCAAAAGATATAAAAGAATATATGAAACAATTTTAAACCTATATTTAAAAAAAATAATATAGTTTTTTTCTAATTATATATAATGTATCATCAGATTAATATTAAAAAACTTAGTCCAGCTCAAATAAGCAAATTATTAAACGGACATCGTATTAGAGTCTCACACGGTTCAGGACATATGATTCACGCATCGCATGAACAACATAATAAAATTACAAAAGCTCATAAAAAAGGATGTGGTACAACTATTCAATTTGATCCTTATCAAATAGAAAATCATAAACATTTAAAAGGTACTCACCCACCACACGGAGGCAGCGTATCTTCTGTAGCAAAATCAATAGGAAAGGTAGGTTTTAAAGCTTTAGCACCTGTAGCTGTTGATTATGCTTCTAATTTTTTAAAAAATAAAATATCTGGTCAAGGAATGCACCACGCCCACCACGCTCACCACGCATACGGACACGGTGAAAGTATATATCACCCACACCACACCCACCACGCTCACCACGCATACGGACACGGTGAAAGTATATATCACCCACACAATGCACATACACACGGAGAAGCACTTTCAGGAGGTGCACTTAATGCCGCTGGGTATGGAAAAGTTAGAGGAAGAAAACCAAAAGGGCGCGGGATTGTATCTACTTTAGCTAAATCAGCATTTAAAGCAGCAGCACCTATATTAATAAATGAAGGTGCTCATTTTTTACATAATAAAATTAAAGGTACCGGTAAAGGAGGAAGAAGAGGTAGACCACGTGGAAAAGGAATAGGACAAGATATATTAAAAGGAATTAAAAAATATGGTCCAGAGGTCGCAAAATATGCGCCATTAGCTATGTCATTCATTTAATCAAAACCTTTACTAATTAAAAATTTACTTAATATAATATCATTTATATCAGTATTATTAGAAAACATTGATAAATATTTATTAAAATCATTAGATATTATAGCACCAATACAAAACCACCCGCAGCACGTAGAATTTTTATCTTGAATTTCTTTATTATTATATATAATTTCTCCTTTAGTTTTATTTAAAATTTCTATAGGCGGAGGAAATCCAAAAGCATCAAAATATTCAATTTCATTAGGATTATATAAAAAACAGGTCCAATGAGTACCACCGCCTTCATTATGATTCTGTAAATTTATTATATACCATCCTAATTTTAAATTATTAGGCAGTTCATCTTTTGAATAAACACCATTAATATTATAATTATGTTTATCTAAAATTTTTTTTATTTGATCACTATATAAACCATTAGACTTATTTTTATATATTGTTCCACCTTCTAATATTACATTAGCTCTAGCGGCTGTATCTGTTACGGTGTTTAAAGTCTTTCTTAATATAGGGAATCCTTCTAATATTTTATCAATATCTTGACCTATAAAATTTTCAGTATCTATATCATTTATATTATTAGCTTTTAATATATATTCAATCCAATTACCGCAATTATTATTTTTAGCAGAATAACTAAAAAATTTATCATCTCCTATATATTTTCTACCATTTTCAATAAAATCATAAAATGTAATATTATTAGGTATTCTAATTTCTTTAGTTTCTTCATCTTTATTTCTATTTGGATTTAATTTAAAATTTATTACTTCATTCTTCTCACATAATATAATATTATTATTTAATTTTATCCACATTGAAATATGAAATAATTTATCTTTTGGTTCATTTTTTAATCTTTCATTAATTTCATTTTGTGTCCAAAAATTTAATATTCCATTATATAAAGATGGTAACACAATACGATGTAATTCTATATTAATAATTTTTTCATTTCCATATTTTTCTAATATTTTTTTAACACTTGGCGGATAATCTCTTCTACCGTGTATAATATTAGAAACTATATTTTTTGATTTATTATATATATTACCAAAAATACCGACTCCTTCTGGATAAGCTATAATATATTCAATTAATGGATTAATTTTTTTATTTATAAAATGTGTATACCCTTTTTTTTTTATATATTCTGGATTAATTTGTCTAAATCTATAATGATTTTCTTTCTCATCAATATCATTATATTTAAAATTATGTTTTTTTAGCCATTTAATACAATTAGTTTTATTATATTCTGGTTTTTTAAATAATATACTTTGAATAATGTAATTCATCTATATATTAATATAGATTTTTTAAATTAATAAAATCAGTAAAATTATGTCTATATCGTTTCTCATCATTGCTTGTAGTATCTAATAAAAAAAAATTATGTGGTTTTGATGTTGCCATAAAATAAGCTTGTTTAACTAATTCTTTATCATCTCCATTATTATTATGATTTTTTAAAATTTGGTTTATAGTATTCATATCATTTAACCTAAATATTAAAAATATCATTGTATTTCTCCTCATTTGTATTGGTAAATCTGTATAATTTTGTGTGACTGCGATACAAGTAAAACCATATTTACGAGAACTATTAAACCATTTCTGAATTTTAATTAATTGTTTTTTAGGTAAATTAATAATATCATCAAATATAATTAATTTTTCGTGTTTTTTCTCTTCATCATTCATTTCAGTTAAATCAGGTAATTGTTCAGCATCATCAATTAATTCTATACCTTCTATATGTTTTTCTAATAATTTTAATAATGGTTCATCAACTGTTGAACCAGAAAAATAAATTATACGATAAAAAGAATCAGATTTTCTTGATAAAAATTCTAATATAGCTTGTGTTTTTCCTGATCCTGTTTGTCCAATTATTGAAATCATTTGACAAGGTTTAATATAATGTTTACTAAAATTTTTATCATTTTTTCGTTGAATTCCTGCACCATTTTTTCCCGCTATTTCATACCAGTTTTTAATATTATCTTTAAACATATATATAATAATAGATATAAATTTATTATTATATATTATATATTAATTATGTCAAATAATAATATAAATTCTCCTTTTCCTAGTGAGTATTTTAATAATATATATTATAATTCTCAATTTTATGAAAGTAATAATTTTGTAACTTATGATTACGCAAACCAAAATTATTTAAGTCGTGTAAATATTGCGACCTCTATTGCAAATCCAACAACTTTTTCATATTCATCAATTTTTAATAGTGGTATAAATGTAAATGGTGGTATTATATCTGATTTTGTTGATATTGCGGGTAATAATGTTTTATTCTCTATTTTATCTTTATCAGGTAGTGTTTATTATAATTCTGTTTATTCTCAATCATTATCAGGTACTATATATAATAATTATCTTAATCAAGCTAATATTAATAATTTGAATTATCTACAATTTTTATCATTATCATCTAATATTAATTATAATTATATTTATTCACAAAATATATCAGGTACTGTGTATAATAATAATAATTTAATTAATGCTAATATAAATACATTATCAGGAAATATATATTCTAATTTTGTTTATCAAGGTAATATTAATAATTTGAATTATCTAAATTTTTTATCATTATCATCTAATATTAATTATAATTATATTTATTCACAAAATATATCAGGTACTGTGTATAATAATAATAATTTAATTAATACTAATATAAATACATTATCAGGAAATATATATTCTAATTTTGTTTATCAAGGTAATATTAATAATTTGAATTATCTACAATTTTTATCATTATCGTCTAATATTAATTATAATTATATTTATTCTCAATCATTATCAGGTATTGTATATAATAATAATAATTTGATTAATGCTAATATAAATACATTATCAGGAAATATATATTATAATTTTGTTTATCAAGGTAATATTAATAATTTGAATTATCTACAATTTTTATCATTATCGTCTAATATTAATTATAATTATATTTATTCTCAATCATTATCAGGTATTGTATATAATAATAATAATTTGATTAATGCTAATATAAATACATTATCAGCAAGTATATATTATTTAAAAACTTATACTCAATCATTATCAGGAAATGTATATTCTATTTATTTATCTAAGCAACCTAATATCACATCATATAATAATTACTTCATGGGTGGTTTAAATTTATCAGGTAATTTAATAATTAATGGTTTTTCGTATATAAATTCTGCATTAGCTATTTATTATGATCCAATGAGTTCAATACAAGATCAATTTAATTCATTAACAGTTCAAAATGTTTTATTTACTACATTATACGCATTAAAAAAAAGTCCAACATTTACAGGGACTATTTTGACAAATAATATTACAATATCAGGATTATTTATTAGTAATAATGATGTTAATATAAATGGGATATCATTTGGAGCAGGTAAGGGGGATAGTATATATAATATAGGTATTGGTTATCAATCATTAAATAATAATAATGTTGGTTCTACTACTGGATTAAATAATTCTTCAGTCGGTTCATATTCATTAAATTTAAATACAACTGGTAATAATAATAATTCTTTTGGGTATTCATCATTAACTAAAAATACTAATGGATGTAGTAATAATTCTTATGGCGTAAACTCCATGGTAAATAATTTATTAGGTTCTTTTAATTGTTCATATGGTGAACAAGCTTTGAATTATTATCAAAATGGTTCTTATAATTGTGCTTTTGGAAATAGAGCAGGGTATAATCCTAATTTTAGTAATGGTTCTGATAATATTTTTATTGGTCATAATGCGGGTATTAATCAATTAGGAGAAGTTAATAATAGTTGTTTTTTAGGTTCACCAGATACTATAAATAATACATATATATACGGAGAAACTTTTTTAAATAGTAATTTAACAATATCAGGGAAATCAATATTCATTAATACATCTACTTTTAATAATAATATTATTGTTAATGGGAATACTTTTTTAAATAGTAGTTTAACAATATCCGGAAAATCAATATTTAATAATACAGCAACTTTTAATAATGATATTACTGTTAATAGTTCTAATTTAGGAAGAGGTAAAAATAATGATATAAATTCAAATTGCTTCGGGATTGGTTGTTTATCTAATACGACTACCGGAGCCACAGAGAATGTAGCAATTGGGATTTACGCTTTAAATGCAACTACAACAAGCGCTTATAATGTTGCGGTTGGTGGATATTCAAATTATCAAAATACAGCTAATGGCGGCTATAACACGTCAATCGGACATTATTCTCTACTCGGCAATAGCACAGGTGCTTATAATACAGCAATCGGAACAGGCGCCCTAACATATTACAACTCATCCAACAATACAGCTATCGGATTTAACGCAGGTTCAAAAAATGGTACTTTAGTTAGTGGAACGAATAATATATTTATAGGTGTTGGTAGTGGTGGTAATGATTTAAATATTGATGTAAATAATACAGCTTGTCTAGGTAGTTCAACTATAACAACTACTTATTTATACGGAACAGTTAATTTAAATAATAATATAGTATTACAAAGCGGCATAAATTATATACAGCCTACATTGAATCAATTAGGATATATATATAATATTGTTAATCCCGCAGTTTTTGCAGCTTTAATTAATTTAACTTTACAAAATCAAAGACAGATTATTAATAGTAGTTTAACAGCCGGCACATATTTAATAACTGGTCAAATTTATATGACAGGTTTTGGATCAGATGGAGGTATTATTATAATAGTTGGATTTTCTAAAAACAGTACATCTTTTTCTGATGGTACTAATACATACTCTACAGGCGCTAATTATGCTAGTTTATATAGTAGTCTTCTCAATCCTTATTTATTGCCAATAACATCAACTATATTAAGTAATGTTAATTCGTCATCAACTTGGTCTTTCTCTTTTACTTGGTATGTTAATTATATTGCAAGTAGTGGAAATACTAATTTATTATATATAAATTCTGTAGGAGTTCAGAATAATAATATGACACGATCATTTAGTACTCAGTATCAGATTACAAGAATCGCTTAATTTTATAATAATAATATAAATATATATTTTCTATCTATATTTATATATATGTCGTATAATTTGGTTTTAAATTCTAGTAATGCTATAAACTCAAATACATTTAAATATAATTTTATTAATGGTTCATTAGATATTCCAGAAGGATCAACAATTGCTATTTCACAAATAACTATACCTTATTCGTGGTTTAATGTATCTTCAATTATTGGTAATAATACTTTCTCATATTTTATACCTAATTCAAGTAATACGCAAATTGAATATAAAATAATTATTCCTAATGGTTTTTACCAAGTATCAGATTTAAATATTTATTTACAATCACAATTAAAAATTAATGGTCATTATTGGTATAGTACTCAGGGTATTAATAGTGGTAATATAACTTTTATAGGATCAATTACAGGTTCCACGTTAACTATTACACCAGGACAATTAATTCAAGTTTCTATAGGTTATGTAATACAATATATCCCAGCTTCCGGTACTACTTATACTACATCTATAATAACCGCTATTTTATCTGCATCTACTTTTACTGTATCAACACCTTCAACAACTACATCAGTCACAATGATAATACAGACTAATAATGAAATTATACCTTCAATTATATATCCTTTATCATTTTCTACTTATACTCCTTTATATTGTAATCAGATTATTAGTCTTACTATTCCAACAAATACAAATATATATAATGTTTTAGGTGCTTATTATATTTATGCTAATGGATTAAATGGTCAGAGTAATTGGGCGGGTGGTTATCCTACAAGCGGTAACCAATGCGCTTATATTACTTTTAATACTACTTCATATAATACTAATACAATCGGGAATTTATTAGGGTTTATATCATCTTCAATATATAATACTATATATCCATCTAATATATCTTCTTTATCTGTTTTATCTCAGACAATAAATGGGAATTCTTTATCTGCCTTCCCTTCTTTTGCTCCTGTTGGTTCTATTGTAAACGGTGTAATCGTTAGGTGTAATCTAGTAGAAAATAATATCACTATGCCGTCAGATGTTATGGATAATTTCCCAATTACTTCACAGTTTGGATCTAATATTAATTATTTACCAATTTCTAATAATGCTATGAAATTAATGAAAGGTAGACACTCTAATTTAATTATTACTTTTAATGACCAAAATTTTAATCCTTTATTAATGAATGATATAAACGTTTTAATATCAATAATGATTTATTACCCTAAAAAAAATTAATTTATAATTATATATAATGCCTTATAATTTGGTTTTAAATTCTTCAAATATTATAGGAAATAATAATTCAATATTTCAATATAAATTTAGTCAGGGATCCTTTATAATTAATGAGGGTTCTGAAATGAGTATAAGTAATATTACTATTCCTTATAGCTGGTTTAATATAAGTAAATCGTATTATAATAATGCTTCAATATCATATAAGTTTCCTAATGGTTCAACATTTAATACTTATTCTTTTAATTTTCCTAATGGATATTATACAATAAATGATATAAATTATTATTTTCAACAATATTTAATAAGTCAAAATCAATATTTTTATAATTCTAATACATTAAACAATTTATATTATATTCAAATTATTACAAATATTACATATTATTCGAATCAATTAATATTTAATCCAATACCATTATCTTTACCAACTTTTTATAATTTACCGTCAACAACTATAAACGGAATTACATATAGCGGTTTTAATAATAACCCTACTACAAATCCGGGAGGTGGGATAGCAAATTTTTATCCAACATCATTATCAACGGCTCAAATAATTATACCTGTTTTTATAGGTCTTAATGGTTCTATAGGTTCTATACTTGGATTTAATGCTGGTACTTATCCTTCAACCTCACAATCAACATCATTTAATATATTATCTAATATTACACCTAATATCACACCGGTCATTAATATTGTCGTTCGTGCTAATATTATAAATAATGATTGTGCTACACCTTCTGATATTTTAGATGTTTTCTCTATATCTAATACTACTTTCGGTACTAATCTAAATTATACTCCATCTTATGAAAAATGGATTAGTCTACAACCTGGAACATTTCAAGGGTTTACATTATATTTACAAGATCAAAATTTTAATATATTACAAGCTAACGACCCTAATACAACAATTACATTATTATTAAAACAAGGTCCTAAAAAAATAAATAATGAAATAATAAAACCATTAAATATAATTAAAAAACATTTAGAATTTAAAGATTAAAAATAATTTCTAATTAATATTATATATATGAATAAACACATTTTAATGGGTAAAGGAAAAATTATACATAAATCACATATACTACATTATAGTTTAAATAATAAGTCACATTCTGGATCACATCCTAATATAATGGGTCGTGGAACACCTGCACATAAAAAAGAATATGAAATTGGAGAAGGTATAAGTAAAATGAATATATCACATAAATCACATATTAAACCCTTAAAATTTAAATTTTAATTTAAAAAAGTATTTAAAAAAATATTTATCTATATATATATAATGGAATCTATAGAAGAAAAAAAAATAAATACTTATACGCCTGCCATGAAGAGAGCTATTTATAATTATAGACTAAAACATAAAGAACAACATAGAATATATAATAATAAAAAGGTTTTAGAATATTATAATAATGATAAAGATAAATTTAAAGAAAAATTTAAAGAATATTATAAAAAAAAAGAAATAGAGAAAGAGGAAGAAACCGGTATTAAAAGAAA